ATCTAACTGAGGTGGACTTGGATAATACTGAGTTTGAGGTAGACATCATTGATGATACCCCAGACGAGGACAAGAACAAGCCTCGCCGCGCAGATGATGCGGAAGCGCAGATACCGGAAGACGATGAGATTGCAAACTATAGCGAGAATGTGCAAAAGCGCATTAAGCAGCTAAAGTTTGAGTATCATGAGGAGCGCCGCCGCAAGGAAGAGGCCGCAAGGCTGCAAGATGAGGCAGTTGATTACGCTCGTAAGGTATACGAGGAAAATCAAAGGCTACGCAAAACCCTGCAAGAGGGTGAGGGCGTTCTTGTTCAGCAGGCCAAGAGCCGCGTTGAGGCAGAGCTTGACCGTGCAAAGGCAGCTTATAAAGAGGCCTATGAGACCGGCGATCCTGATAAGCTTATCGATGCACAGGAAAAGCTTACAGCACTTCAGAATGAAAAGTTTAGAGTTGAGTCATACAAGCCAAAGCCTGAGCCAGAGCAGCAAACTCCAGTTCAGCTTGAGCCAAGGAAAAGGGTTCCAGAGCCTGATGCGCATGCAAAAGAGTGGGCATCAAGGAATGCGTGGTTTGGGGATGACACAGAAATGACAGGATATGCCTTTGGTGTGCATGAGTCTCTTGTAAGACAGGGAATCAATCCACAGTCACAGGCAGATGAGTATTATCGCCGTATTGATGCATCTATGCGTCATCGGTTCCCAGACAAGTTTGGTGAGCAGATAGTTGAGGCTGCACCTGTTCGTCAAGCTGGTTCCGTGGTTGCCCCCGCAGGTCGGAGTGCAAAAAAACCACGCAGGGTGCAACTTACCTCAACGCAAGTCTCTCTCGCCAAGAGGCTTGGCCTGACTAACGAACAGTATGCGGCGCAACTCTTGAAGGAGTCATCTAATGTCTGATAGAACCCCACGCTCCAATACTTCCCGTGAAACAGAGGGAAGAAAAAAAACTTGGCAAAGACCGACTATGTTGCCCACCCCCGAACCCCGCGAAGGCGTAGAGTATCGCTGGATTCGCACCACAATGATGGGTGATAGCGACAATAAGAATGTGTCTTCAAAATTTCGTGAGGGTTGGACGCCAGTAAAGGCAGAAGATCACCCAGAGCTCCAAGTGTTGCCGGATATCGATTCTCGATTTGAAGGTAATGTTGAGGTTGGAGGATTGCTACTTTGCGAGAACTCAACCGATTATGTGGAAAGCCGTAGGGAAGCGCACGATGAAATGGCGCATTCGCAGATTCAATCTGTCGATAACAATTACCTACGTCAATCCGATCCTCGTATGCCTGTTCTGAACCCAGAGCGGTCTACGAAAACTTCGTTTGGTAAGTGACCTTAGTTAGGACGCTTACTGTAATTTAATGGCTAGATAGAGAAGAGGGACTTTGAAATGTCTTCAACTGCCGCTCCTTTCGGTCTGCGTCCGATTAATCGTTTAGGTTCTGGTTCTCAGGAAGTTTTCCGCCAGTATCCTATTGCATCTGCTTATGGCACTAACATTGCTATGGGCGACATCGTTCAACTTGTGGACGGTGGCACTGCAACGACAATCGAAAAGCAGTCCGCTACTGGCGATGATACGACAGAAATCGACATCGTTGGTATTTTCATGGGTTGTTCTTATACAGACCCAAATACCGGTCAACTGACCTTCAGCCAAATGTGGCCAGCAAGCACTGTTGCTTCTGACGCAATGGCATTTGTTGTTGATAACCCAAATGTAGAGTTTGTTATCCAAGCGGATGGCGCACCTACAAACACTGGTGACATCTACGGCAAAAACACCCTGCTCGTTCAAACTGCACCGAACACAACCTTTAAGGTTAGCCGTGTGGCTTTGGATATCTCCGAAATCAGCACTGATGCACAGAACCCAATCCGGATTCTGGACTACCTCGGTGGTGATAAAGGCGATGAAAAGGGTACGTCTTATCCGTTGTTGGTATGTAAATTTAACTACCACCAGCACACTTCAACAACTGGTTCTGCATAAGGAGTGAATAATGACGATTTCACGCGCACAACTCCTGAAGGAACTGTTGCCCGGTCTTAATGCACTGTTCGGCATGGAATACGATAAGTACGAAAACGAACATGCTGAAATCTACGAAACCGAAACATCCGAACGCTCCTTCGAAGAAGAAGTGAAATTATCGGGCTTCGGCGCCGCTCCGGTTAAGCCGGAAGGTTCAGCGATTTCCTATGACAATGCACAGGAATCCTTCACTGCTCGTTACAACCACGAAACGGTTGCAATGGGCTTCTCAGTGACCGAAGAAGCTATGGAGGATAACCTCTATGACGCGCTCTCCGCTCGCTACACAAAAGCCTTGGCTCGCGCCATGGCTTATACCAAGCAGGTCAAGGCGGCTTCACTGCTGAACACTGGCTTCACCACTTTCCAATCTGGCGATGGTGTGACCCTGTTCAACGCCTCTCACCCAACTGTTGCTGGCGGTAACAACGCTAACCGTCCTTCTGTTGCGGCTGACCTGAACGAAACTTCTTTGGAAGATGCTGTTATCAACATCGCCGCATTCACTGATGAACGCGGTCTGTTGATTGCCGCTCGCCCACGGAAGTTGATCGTTCCACCTGCACTGATGTTTGTAGCAACTCGCTTGCTTCAGACAGACCTGCGGACTGGTACTGCTGATAACGACATCAACGCTCTGCGTAGCAATGGCTCGATCCCTGAAGGGTTCCGTGTCAACCACTACCTGACAGACACCGATGCGTTCTTCATCACTACCGATGTTCCAAATGGCATGAAGCACTTTGTCCGTACCGCAATGTCAACCTCAATGGATGGTGACTTCGATACTGGCAAAGTTCGCTACAAAGCACGTGAGCGCTATAGTTTCGGCGTATCCGATCCTCTTGGGATCTACGGTTCACCCGGCGCCTAAGTTAATTAGGCTAGAAACTTTTTGGAAGGGCGTCTTTCGGGGCGCCCTTTCTTTGTGTATAATGTATAAGAACCTTGACAGCCGCATGGTGTGGCTGACATTAGCCAAGACAAGGAGTTCCTCATGGCTACCACAACTTTTTCCGGTCCTATTAAAGCAGGATCGATCCGCGAAGGCGCATCTGCGAATGTCGGCTTCGTAAAAATGGCTCAAACTGCATCTTGGACTCAGTCTACAACCGCAGCTGATACAGGTATTACAATCCCTGCTAATAGCCAAATCACTGAAATTTCAATCTACATCACAACGGCTCCCGCTACTTCCAACATTAGTATGGGTACAAGCTCAACTTCTACTGAGCTGTTTACTGCTCTTGCCTCTGGCACAGCTGCAAATGTAATCCTGCATGGCTCTGACGGCACTATTACAGATGCAGATACTTGGGCTGATATTGGTTCCTCGGATGTTAGTATCTTTATTGACTTTTCCGCTGGTTCAACGGGTGCTGGCTATGTGACTGTAGAATACATTCAAAACATTAATAACGCCTAATAGGAGGCTGTTATGGCCATATCTGACATTTTCGCAGTGACGAAAACAGCGGATGCTACGGTATATGCTGGTCGCGCTCGTGTGCGTCAGATTCAGGTAAAGACAGCAACCTCAGGATCCCCGAAGATTATCTTGAAGGATGGAGGCGCAAGCGGCACAGCGCTGCTTGATCTTTCATTTGGCACAACTGATACATTTTCGGTTAACATTCCAGATAATGGGATCCTCTTTGGCACAGATGTTTATCTAGATCTGACAGATTGTTTAAGTGTGACAGTATTCCTGTCATAAAGGAGTTATCGAATGGCTGAGAAAAGTTCCATATCCCGCGTAGGGACTAGTGAGCCATTCGAGCTTCAAGTTGCTCGTGGGCAAATCACCTTCCATAAAACTGTTTTTAAGTTTGGCTACAACGCTGCTGTTGGATCCACCAAGGAAACTATTTGGGAACAAGGCGGTTTATACGCTTATCCCGCATCAGCAACAGTAATGACTATATCAAGCAGCTCAACTGACGACACTGCCGCAGGAACTGGTGCAAGAACAGTAGAAGTTTTTGGCCTAGACGCCGATTACAACGAAATAAACGAAATTGTCACATTGAATGGGCAAACAGCAGTTAATACCACAAAGTCTTACCTCCGTATAAATCGTGGCATTGTCCGCAGTGCAGGTAGTGGAGGTGCAAACGCTGGAACACTTTACGCAGGAACAGGCACAGTGACCGCTGGAGTTCCAGCTAATATTTACCTGACCATAAATGGTGATGGCGACAACCAAACATTGATGGCTCTTTGGACGGTTCCCG